TGGCCTCCCAGTGGAACTGACATTCTTGATAGTGATGAACTAGACATTTTGTAGGTATCTCCTGTTACGTTTATTTAGTTGAAATGGTGGGTGTTTTTTACCCACCATTTCTATTAGGATGCTTGTCCTGATATTTCACCAGTGTTCTTGATACGCAATGGAATATAGATAAATTCCACAGCCTTTACTGGTTCAATAGCAATGTCGACCCATAGTTCGTTGCGGTCAATACGTGCTGGAGTGTTGTTACTCAAGTCACAAACTACCAAGTAGTCATATATTCCGCGTTTTGCGATTAAGTCAATCATTAACGAGTTCACTGTGTTGGTAATTTCAGCACGGGTAATGTCGTCATTAGGTTCAAACAAGTACAGTTTACCAATTTCTTCAAGTCTGCCACGCAAGAACGCAACCAGTCGTGATACATTGATACGATCCAGGGCACTGGTAATACTGGTTGTGGTCTTGTTACCAAAATTGGTAATACCCACACCTGGAATAAAGGTGATTGGATTGATGTCGTTTTCATACAGCACATCACGTAGGCCTTGTCCAACATTGATCTGTTGGAATTCGCCGGTGGCAGAATCAATGTATCCAATAGCAACAGCGTTGTCAACTACGCCACGTCGTGTTCCAGCAGGTGCCAACCATGGATAGCTCACTGCATCACTTCGGATAATAGTGCGCATCATCATGTGACTTGGTGCTGTCACAACAGGATTACCTGTTGTGTCTGTGGTCTGGCAGCTGGGGTAGAATGTACCCAAGTACTGGCTGGCAGTTACCAATCCATCTTCGGAGCGGAAACCTAATCCACCATTATTAGTTGCCCAGGCAGCTAAATCAGTGCCGTTGGCTGCAAGACGCATTGGCGTGTCACCTACCACAAACAATGTATTGTTGCGTTCGTTACTGAGTGCAACCATGTTAGGAATCAACTCTGGATAAGCAGTAGCGGCAATCAAACTAAATTGTGCTTGTTCTTCACGAGCAGCAGAACTGGTATCAATACCTGCTTTCATTGCTTCAACCACCAATTGACGCTGTGCTTGTCGTCCAGACCACATTGCACCATCATCTCTGTTGCCACTGGCAGTTAACCATGTGTTGGTTTGTGTTATGGGTGTCCAGAAGGCAGTTGTACCTGGAGTATTATTAGTATTAAAGTCTTGCAACGAGATATAATTAGTGCCTGAATAGCTGACATAAGCGCCAACACTATAAGTTGTACCACTTGACCATGGATCTGCTGGATATGATTCAGCATTAAAATAGTCGCTCTGGAAACTTTTAACGTTGTATCCTGAACGACGTGTGTTAAACAACAACATGCCTTGTGGATATAGGTCAGGATTTGGAGCATCTAAATCTAAATAGCTACTGGTCAACAAGCTGTCAATTGTGGGAATTGCATCCATTACACAATCAGTTGTGCCGTTTGGCGCCCAACGTGCGTCAGCAAACAAGATGCCACTTTGAGTAGTTTGATCAGTTGTGTCAATTTCTATCCACTGGTCTACACTGTCAACAACCTCCCAACGATACAATTTAGGATAGTTTTCTAGGTCACTGGTATCAATCCACAAATCGCCATACTCCAACGGTGAAAGTGATGTATCATTTTGTGTAGTAGGTGCTGTGGCAGCAATAATTGGACCACTGGCATTGGTCAAACTTAGATTAAATCCACGAACATCATTGGTAACATTTTGGTAGGCAGTCCAGTCACCATTATTTTGAATCATGATGTCAGCATCGCTAACTGTACTATAATACCATAAACGACCATTAACAGGATCTTCATCTGGTGCAGAACTGCTTGAAGTGTAAGTGAATGTTGGTGTGCCAACCCAGTTGCTCAAGGCTAATCCATTTGGGGTGCGGAAAGCTGGTCGGCAAAATTGGGTGTTTGTAGTAAACCCAGCAGTTGTAGTCGAGGTGCCTATTACGTTTACCAAAGTGATAGTTCCGCCTTGACTATGTGTGAACACAATTGCTCCTGCACTGTTGACGCTGGCTGACACATACGGTACGGCAGCAGAACTAACTGCTGTGATAAATGCAGCCACAGTTGTTCCTGAAATAGTAGCAGTACCAGAAATACTAGTTCCATCAAGTTGACTTCCGGTAATCGTAAAACTGTTTCCATTAGTAAATGGTCCAGGAGTGTTAGTAGAACCAGGAACTACCGTGGCACCTAGAGCATACCGTTCTAATATTTCAAACGCCATAACAGCATCTGTATCGCCAAAAGTAGCGGCATCAGCAACTGCTATTGTGGTTCCTACAGGAATATTTTTTCCACCGCCAGTGGGATCTAATGCATATGATGCTGATACTGTACCAAAATATACTGGACATGCTTGCGAAACAAAAGTTGCCAATGAACTACTGTATTTTTTAACTCGCAGACTTACTCCATTGTTAGCTGGACTAACATTGTTCCAGACTGATCCTGTTGGTGCTGGTGCTGTCTGGCCCGCTGCCCATCGAGGTGCTTGATAGCTATATGCTGCAAGATATTCTGGAGCACGATAAACTTGAGCAACAATGCCTAATGCTGTTAACAATGCGGCGCCGCCAGAGCTTCCTGTTTCAATAGAAATTACACCGCCATCGCTGGTTGATGCATCATTGGTAGCAGTTGAGTCAGCATAGAGATATAATTTTCCACTAACTACGGCTGCAGTAACTCCAGCAATAGAGGCAGCATTGATTGCACCTGCAAATCCAGTCACTGTATTGCTACTGGCTGCAGGAACAAATACTTCACTTTCGTTAATAAACATACTTGAGGCGGCTGTCAACGTGGTTGGTGTAGCTGTGCCTTGAATTGTGGGCCATGATGTTTTCCATGCATCGCTACCAACTTGTACCCAGTCATTGTCGCTATTTTTATAATAGCCCAGAAGGTGTGTAGCTGTTGTGCAAGTGACCACCGCATAGTCGCCAATACTACCCACCGAAGTCAGCGGTGTTGGATCCGTATCTGGATCAACAATATCAGCAGTGTCAGTTATAACAAGAGGTGTTTCAACTGTAAATGTGTTTGTTGTTTGATTGTATTCTTGAATGCCCCAAACTGATGTTGACGTATCTAGCCAGTAGTCACCGTTTGAAGGCGAACCAGTTGGACGAATTAAACTAGCAGTTAGTTCAGTTAAGTCAATATCAACACGTTGTACATAGCAACGATTGGTGATACCCAATGCAGAGTAAGAAGCCAATAATCCATATTCGTTGAGTTCATAACCGTTGATCGGTGTACCGGTGGTTGTCTGATAGAAGAATGGCACACCAAATGTGGCTGCCAAATCTCGTTGACTTGTAATTAAATAAGTCTTATTGGCATTGGCTGCCAATGTACCGGCTGCAACGGTGACACCGTTAGAGCTTACTTTGTTCTGTGCAGTAGCGATTAAGAAATACGGTACTGTGTTAACAGCGGAGGGGATATACTGACTTTCGTCAATAACTGTTACTTCTACGCCTGGAGATACTAGAGCCATGATCAATTCCTTTTCAAGATACAATATTTATAGATAACTGCTAAAAAGTCTCCGTTACGACGCCCTTTAATAAAGGTCCTGTTGCTAAATACCGTATGAGGCCCATTTGTCAAGCATGTAATCAACAACCCAGTGCAATTAACTACCATCGCAACGGTGTTGCACACTACAGAACCAGATGTGAAAGTTGTACGAGAAAACAGCGTGGGTTGAAAAAAAGAATCCCACGGTGGGAAGCCGCAGGATTCAAAAAAAAACTGGTGTGTGACAAATGTGGGTTCAAGGCCCGATACTCCAGTCAAATTCTAGTGTATCATGTTGATGGAGATTTAAACAATACCAGTGTTAAAAACCTAAAATGTATTTGTCGTAACTGTGTGGAGGAAATTTCTAAGAGTATGCTACCCTGGAAGTCCGGGGATCTTGCACCAGATTGTTAAATATTTTGGTAGTGTAATTTTTTTGAAATATAATTTTGTATTATATAAAATCTGTCTACATTAAAAAAAGAGTCATCGCTAAGTGCGGTCACGTGATCAGGCCTGCGATTAGTTGTTCCGTCCCGTAGCAACGGATTATATTTTTCTACCAATTGTTGCGCAGTGTTAGAATCCATGTAAGGAGTTGTCCATTTATAAACATCAAACTGTTTTCCATCTAATATTTTATATCCGTACTTTTCTGGATCTTTACTCATTTTACTAATATTTTTAGTAAGGCCTTTGGGGTTTTTAATTCTCAATGTGGCCAATTTAGCGTACTCGGCAATGTCCGGATTGGCCAAAAACCACTCTATAGTTTCTCTAATGGTATCTTCGGTGTCGTGTGGTAATCCCACAATGATATTGATTTGTAGTCTAAGTTCAGGGAATCGCTGTTTAAGTTCAATCAAAAAATGTTTGAGTTTTTCAGGATCTGCGCCTTTGCCTACTGCTTTTCCGCTGGAACGATTGAATGTTTCAATGCCAATGGTAAATGACTTCCATCCAATTTCTGGAATAAGATCTACTTGCTTGGGATTTGCTGCCAAAAGATCGACTCGACAATAACTCCAAAATTCAAAATCTATACCAGTTTCTTGTCGAATATCCCGAATCAGATACATTTTTTCCAAGCTATCATTGAACGTATCATCAACAAACATGAACTTTTTTACACCAAATGTGTTGTATCTATACAGGATATCTTGCTTAATTTCTTCCTTGGAACGAATGTAAGTCCCTGGTTTTTTGCCGAGGTGATCAAATTCACAAAATGCACATTGAAAAATACAACCCCTACCTATTTCAATTGGTAACACCCAGTCTTCTGTTATAAAATCTGATTTGGCGTATTCTGTGGTTAGATTATTCAGAATCTGAACTGCATAGTGTTTGTCAGCATCTACATACTTTTTATCATTAAATTGTGTATAAATTAGACTGTTGCCGTGTACGATATGATTGTGTACAGCTAAAACTGCTAGATCCGAGTATCCAGCACATATGATGTCAACATTTACTGGTAGGTGTTGGATTATTTCGGCATTTGGACCTCCAACTACAATTGTGCCTTGACGATTTTTTATGTAGTGAATCAATGCAGTTTCATCATTGATTGACAATTCAGTAATAAATCCAGCGTTGTTATTGTTGGTAGTCCATTCACTGTTACGGAAAGTAGCTTGGCCAGCAAAGTTGTCCGAGTTAAATGTAGGAGGAAAAAATTTAGTACTAAATCCCCACCATTCAACTTCTGTGATAGTGTTCAAATATGTCAGTAGTACAGACTGATCCCAATGGGACAAAAAATCAATAACTTCTACTTCTATTCCACGTCTTCTTAATTCTGTGGCTATCCTGTAGACACCAAGAGATCTAATTGGAGGATTTGGACTGTCATTGAACAATACTATCAAACGGGTTCCTTAAAGGAATATTTATACAACAGAGTAGACATCAATTCACGTGTGTTTCTGCGCAAGTCTTCTAGTCCTCCATTGTTGTCAATCACATAGTCTGCCATCCAGATTTCTAGACTCATGCTAGAACGATCTTCAGCCGGCAAATGGTCACTGCGATCTACCCAAACAGCATAATCAAACACCCGAGTGTTACGCATGGCATGAAACTCACTCTTGTTTCTTAGTCCGCAATAGATTGAGTTTTCAGCAAAAATTTCTCTACCTAGTCTAGCATAATTGTCCTGGCAGTAAGCATGAATCATGTCGTACCATTCTGATCGATGATTGTGCCGGTCTTCAAAGCACTGCTCGTAACTGGTGTATCCATACTTGGATTTTAGCTCTGCATAGATAAACTTTTCAGCGCAGAAGTCTGAACTAGAGCGAAAACTGTAGCCAAATTCTTCACGCAGGATATCACACACAGTGTCTTTGCCGTGTCGAGCATTACCAATAATCAGCAGTTTAGGAAGAGTCATTTGAGTGAGGTTACGTTTAGATGATCTAGTGTGCGCTGTAGCATGCTAATTTGTCTGCGGCAGTCTTCCAGCGCATGGTGACTAGTAGGCGGGATTGGTTGATCTGGCCACAGGCTAAACACTGTACGGCTGTCACGTACCATGTAGTATTTCCAGGGCAATGCTTTGCCATAGCTCTTATAAGCATGCTCCAGAATGTTCATGTCGTATGTGGGACCTTGTGCCCAGATTCTACTGGAGTGCCAAATCAGCCGTCCTAGTTCGTCTAAGGCTTGATCTAGCGGAATACGGTCTTGTTCATTGAATGCTTCATCCCGAACCACAGCGGGTTGAGTGGCCCACCAATCAATTGTGCTTTGATCAATGGCACGATCTTCTTGACTCTCTAGTGTGACTCTAGCATAGTAACTCTGTCTAGAGTAGCCTTGCCCAAAAGGATCAAAGCTCTGTGCCGCAATGGTTAGTATTGTGGTGTCTGGGCCTGTAGCAAGGCCTTCTAAGTCGATCATTAAGTCCATGTGTTATTGTAACACAAGTCTAGATATTGATCAATAGTTGTTTAACCGATTACCCAGGTAAGCGGCTGACTAGCATCCACATAGTTCTTGAGCTGTTCTTCTAGTGCTGTGATAGCTTCTTTGGCTTCGGCTTTCATTGCGGCACCATTCAAGGATCCGCCGCCTTGTGGTCCTGCAATGGTACCAAACTTCTCACGTGCCTCACCAATGATCATTTTGCAGTTGGCAACCATGTAGTCTTTGACCCACTGCTGAATTTGAAAATCCTGTAGCAAGTTAATTTCTGGTTTTAGATTGTAGCACCAAAGCAAAACATTCTCGCCAGTGCCTTTTGGGTCTCGGATTAGCTGAATTTTCTTTGTTACTTGATTGAATGTGTAATTCATATAACCGCCAAACATACGTGCGGCCAGTTCAACGTACTGGCTGTAGAAGTCGTACGTAGCCAGGCCACCTGACACGTTAAAGTTCATTAGGTAAACATTCATGCTGGCCTGGGAGAATGGATCAAAGTTACTGGCCTGTCCAGTGGCATCGCCAAACTGTCTGCGGAATATCTGGCGTACACTTACAACCTCTTGTGGCAACTGATAGATGTTCACATCCTTGACCAGTTCCATGAAGCTGTAGCTCTCCTCATAGGCATTAGATGCACGTTGGCGGTAAGTGCCTAGTGTTTTTTGATATGCGGCTTCGTAGTGAGCAGGATCCAACTCGAGATCAATGATCTGATCACCGAGTTGAAGCTTTACATATTCTATCAAGTTTTGCTTGAGCATCTCAAGCGAGTTTTGTTGCTGTTCTGCCATTGGGGGACTCCGTCCCCTTTATTTACCAGCTTTTTAGAATGATCAAGTTCTCTGTGCCACGTCCGTTAAATGGTGTTTCTGTAGTGGTCAAGTCCTTGTAGATCTTCCTTGCGGCTGGCTTGCCTGCGGCACTCATGGCTCGGAGCACGTCTGCTGGCTTGCGCAGAGTTTTTTGCTGGCTCTCTATTGTGCTAAATCCAATGATAGCGTTTGACTTTACAGTAAATGCCTGTGCATGACTGTCAGCAACAATATGGATTAGCTTGCGTTTTTTGGTGTCATACAACCAGGCTTCTGCCTTGTCTACTAGGCTTGCGGCCGACAAACCTTTGAGCTTGAGCTCTGCAAATTCTACAATACACTTGAACTTTGCGGCACGTTTCTCTGGCGAGACTGCTTTAACTGCACGTGGCTTGCGCTCTACCTTTTTAATTTGTACATAGGCACCACAGTCCGAAATCACAAGTTCACAGAACTTTACGCAATTCTTTAACTGTATCTTGGTCAGGTATCCATAACCCTGCACCAAATCGGCATCTTTGCCGGCTACTGCCTCGTCAAATTCTACAAGTTTACGAGTCCAAATTTGTTTGATGTCATTTACCATTTGTGGGGCAATGTTTAGACTGCGCATGAGCACCACAGGTTTGTAGTCTGCGTTGAGTTTGGCCCCTTCTTCAATAAAGTCGTCAAACAGGCCGTCTAGTTCACCTGCACATTCTGACACCTTTTCCCGTAGCCTGTCCTGAATGGTAACTCTTGGCACAGAATCATCCGCTATCACTTCTTCTATTTCAGTTTGCTTGGATTCCAGTATCTCTTTAAGCAAGTTATCCAGTTTGATCTGTTCGTGTTCGTCGAGCTCTAGTCCAACCATGCTCATACGGCACAGCCAACCTGTTGTGAGTCGTATTGAACTGTCTGGAATTTGCTTAAGAGTGCGCACATCGTCTTTGCGACCATGTGTTTCTAAGTAGTTTACAATCATTTCACGAGCATCTTTTTTGCCGTAAAAATAGTTGTACCAAGAGAATGCATGACTAAAGGCACTGATACGGCCTTCTGTGGGTTGTACACGCCATGTAGGTTCCATGCCTAG